CTAATCCAGTAATTGAGCCTATTGCTGGCGTTATTGTTGTGTTTGTAACGCTTGTAACTTGACCGCTTGCGTTTGTAACAAAAACTGGCGTTTGTGTAGCAGAACCATAAGTACCCGCTGTTCCAACAGGCGTAATACTAAATTGGAAACCCGTTAAGGTTAGCCCTGTGCCAGCCGTATAAATTGCGTTGTTTGAGAATTGAACAAAGGTAACAGATGTAACGCCTAAAGTGCCACCAGTTTGGTTGGTGTTTACCCAAGATGAGCCACTCCACACAGTACCAGAGATGATGAATAGATAAGCCGCGACTAATTCATCCCAAGTGTTTGCATCTAAAGAGCGAGTCCATGCACTTGCAGAAGCCAAATAAATGCCGTTGTCAGCGCCTGCGGTTTGGTTCTGTACTAAAATTCTTTCGCCAGCAGTTAGCGTAGAAACCCAATCGCCATTGGCTTGCACAGCAAGACCAGAAAGCGTAATGTTTCCATTTGTTGTGTAGTTTGCTGGTTGTTTAAACGATAAACCCTGTGTCGTAGCGTCTACATACGCTTTATTAGCAATATCAGTCGAGTTTGAAGGCGATGTAAAAATCGTGCCTGTCGTTGTCGTGATATTAGTAAAAACCCCCGTAGACGGAGTAGTTGCACCGATAGTCGTTGAATCTATCGTGCTGTTTGTAATTATTAACCCAGATTGAATTGGGTTTACTGTTGCATAAAACGGCTGACCCTGACCAATAAAGGTCTGAAAAGTCCCGTCAACTAAAAAATATGCTTGAACGGGAAGTATGTTTTGCAGAACTGAATTGGCAGGGTTAGCCATAGCGCCCCTTTAACTTTGATAGACAGAGGGCGTTACATACAAAATTCCAGCCGTACCAGAATTGGATTTTGCTGTTATGTAGTAAGGTACTGCTGAAGTGGCAACAATTAAAGGCTGTGTCATACCAGCAGGCAAAACAAAGTCTCCATTAGTGCCGTCAACAGGAAAGACGGGCGCACCAGGGTCGGTCGGCCCCCATCTCACCGCAATAGGGCTTGCACCCGTATTAAGGAAAGCGGAGTAGTTTACTTGGTCGTTTGTACTGTCATTAATCAAAACTGCCGCGTGAGCGGTAGAAGTGACCGATAACGCTACTGTTTGACCAGCAGTTCGTAATACAGATGAGCCAGCCATTACAGTTGCGCCACATGAATAATTCCAAAATTAAGCGTTAAAGCCTCAGAAAGAGAGCCTGCGCTTGCATTTGAAATTACAACAGTAAAAGTGCCTGCCCCCACAGTAGCAATGCTTAATAGATAAGTACCAGCAGTAGTTGCGCCTGATGCAAGAGCAATAACTGGAATATCTAATGCACTAACTGCGCTGTTTGTGACTATAAAAGCCACTTCTGCACCAGCCGCTAAAGCCGCATTGCTTGTAACGATTTGACCAGCCGCGGCATTGAGCGTAACGCCCGTTGCTTTACTGGTTGCTTGAGTAACAGAAACGCCAGAAGTTGTTGGGCTACCAGTTGTGTAGCCTAATTGTCCCGTAATATTATTAACTAATGAATAGTTAGCGTCAATAATATCTTGGTCAAGATATGCCGCGCCAATCGCTTGTGAATTTGACATGATGATTCCTTTGCAGAATGAATTGAATTGTATCCGTTAAAGCGAAAAAAGCCACCCCTTTTGAGAGTGACTTCTTTTTACTTTAAAGCGTATTACTGTGTGTAAACGCTTAAATCGTAGCCATAGACATATACATCCATGGTTGCGGCCGCACCTTGTGCAGTTCCCACGTTTACATACAAGTTTTGGCTTGTTTGCAAAGCGGTAGATGCAACTGTGCGTTGTGAAACAACTGTTGAGGCTGTCAATGCTGATAAAGCGGCATTTGCCACAATACCAGTACCACCAGCGCTAGGTGCTGTAAACAGCCCTGCCGCGGCAGTAGTCAATGAAATTGACGCATTGGTAAATATTACATTGCTAACAGAGTAACTTGTGGCATTGTTGATAGGCAATACTGTATCGCCTGTGGCGTTCACATTGACACCCGTATAAACAGCCAACAAGCGGATTGCTTGATTGGATGCTAAGTTACTTGGATGTGGTTGTGCGCTGTTTGCTGGGCCTGGATTTGCCATGATATTTTTCCTTAAAAAGAGTTAATGATTAAGCGGCAACGCGGCAAGCGAGTTCTGGGTACAGAGGTGCCCAACCATACAACACATCTAAACGAGTAGGAATACTATCGTTGTTGATGGTGTATTGACGGACAACACGCATGGACAAACCAATTTCTTTGTCGCTTGCACGACCAGCAAAATAGACACCTTCTGGCAATTCGAGGTCTGCGACCGCGACTGTGAAGGCGTTTCTGTGCATGATGATGTTCTGTGGAGAAACAGTTCCTGTGCTGTTGAACTGAGCGATTGCGGCAGTTGCAGAAGTTGTCGGGATAGACACATTCTGGAATTGACCAGCAGTAATCACAGCAGGCGAAACAACAACAGAGCCAGAGTTACCAGATGCGATAGCAACAGTTGTTTTCACAACAAAGTTACGCAACTTGTTAGTGCCGTAGGCTTGGCGGTTTTGTGGGTTAACAGCAAACACACCAGCGATAGTGAATGTATCACCAGCGTTGAGGTTCAAAGTACCAGTATTGGCGGCTGTAACGCTAATAGTGCTTGAAGATGCCCAACCAGAGGTCAAGAATCCAGTAGCAGTAGTAGTAGCAACAGAGCCAGTAACAGTAGTAGTGCTGTTATTACCAAAGGTTTGATTAACCACGTTCTGGTCAAGTTTCCAATTCATACCACCAGAATCACGACCCATCAAACCTTTTTGATATTGGTCGCTAATCGCTTGTTGTGGTACGAATAAGCCTTTCAAACTGTCCACAATAGTGGCAGATGTAAACGGCTCAACGATACAACTTCTACGACCATCACGCGGTGCGCCTTCAGAGTCAAGGAAAGCGCCAGCGGTCAGATAAGTAATCAAACCAGTTGGGGGTGTACCAGCAGTACCAACAATGTTGGCGGTCTGCAAGGTAGCCATAGCCAGACCATCGCGGTCAATCTTGTTAGCGATAGCGGCAACAGCAGGCTTTAACACGCGGTCGCTAAACATATCAAGGCTTAAAGCCAAGTCTTGTGTAGTGAACTGTGTGTCAACGTGAAACTGTGTAGACAAAGTAACGGGAACTGAAGTCTCGTTAAAGTCCTCTACGTTCAACGCGGGGCCAGTCGTGCCGATAAAGCGACCTGGTCTGCGGACATTGACTGTGTTACCAATCTTTGCACCGACAACCGCGAATTGGTCATCATAATTGCGGTCGACTTCTGAAGTGAAGGTCAACTCGTTTTCTAAAACCATCAACGCTTCGTTGGTGATTTTCGATATGGTCAATAAATTATTAGCCATTTCATTTCCTTAAAAATTAAAAAAGATTAGGTTTAGCGAATCTTCCCCGCTTTGCGAGCCTCTTTCCACGCTTGAAATGTTCCATGCCATTCTCCATTAGAAGATAGCGGTACATCGGCAGAACTAGACCCACGCAATGGTTGGATTGGCGCTGGTGCTTTACTACGAACAGTCGGTGCAGATTGAGCCTTTGTTTCCTTAGTCTCGAATCTTGCCTCTAGTTTTCCTATCTCGCGTAACGCCTGTTTAGGTGACAACCCTGCGATTTTCTTTGCTATATCGTCATTCTCAGCCAGATGGTAAAGGATTTGTGGTCCCACATCGCTCTCAAGAATCGCGTCTCTTATGTCATCATTTACGACCACATCGCTTGACGCAACAATATCATCAAAGTCTGGCAATGATGCTTTGGCTTGTTGCACTTTTTCTGCCCATTGTCCAATGACTTTCTGGCGTTCTTGTGTTACTTTAGCCTGTGCTTCTTGCCTATCACGTTCAGCGAGTGCTTGTTCTGTCGAATAAACCGCTAGGGCTTTCGCATATTCAAACGCATCG